GCGTTGATGTCGTTGTCGGTTGTGCCAACACGCAACTCAGTTTCCAACAAGCGGGTTGCAACGAATTGCAATGCTGGTGGAATGATCAACTTGCGTGGCTTAGCAGCGATCAAGAGACCGCGCTCGTCTGTCCAAGCAGCGATTTGAATCACAGCGTTTTCCAACGATGTTTCATTCAAGTCAGCGCCAGTCGTAGGACGATTGCTGTTAGTGCCACCAGAGATCAGTGGGTGAGCTGTAGAACACAAAACAACACCGTCACCGTAGGTTGGACCGCCGGTAAATGCGTTATTCAAAATAGCAGCGGCTTTAACTTGCTTTGTGTAAGCCATAGCGCGTGCTAATGATTTTGTGTAACGTGCAGACAGGCTGTCATACAAGTTATCTTCCACGGCTTCTTCAGTGATGGAGAAACCCATCGCGATTGTTTCGTGGTTGTAACGTGCAGTCCATGCTTCCTGTGCGTTGTCATAACTGATGGCTGAGCCTTCGTTCTTGACAGGCGCGGCAGAGAAGCCAGCCAGTTTTGTTTCCTCTTCGAAACTACGCTCAGATGTCTCTGTTTCGTAGATTTCTTTGTGCTCTTCGCCGTAACGGGCGTACTCCAAGCCGAACAAAGCGTTCAGGCCGGGTAAGAGTTCTTTAAGTAGTTGTGCGCGTGAAATAGCCATTTGTTACTCCTTAAACACCAGTGGTGTTGTTGTATTGGTGAGCGTTGATCTTCACCAGCAACTCGGTGTAAACACCAGTAGAAGTAGCTGTAGCAGGGACAACATCGATAACACGCAATGGGATGGTTGAGGTAGTACCAGCACCAGTCAATGTCACAGCAAAAGCTGAGTCACCGGTAGTAGTAGAACCTGCGTTCAACACCAAAGCAACGTTAGAACCAACGTCAGCGCGGCTTGCAGTGCCCATTGTTGTACCAGAGGTAACAACGGCCACTTTAAACAATGCTTGTTGATCATCAACTACGTAAGCGACAGCTTCGTTTGTAGATGTAGAGATGGAAGCGGGAATGTACTGACCCTGAACCAATTGGCCAGAAGAGTTAGTATATTGACCGCCAACACATACACCAACAATAGTGCCAGCGTTAGTGCTTGTGGATTTAATCAAATAACCAGTGCTGTCGATTTGAACAGTATCACCATAAAAAATGGCGGTACCAAAACCAACTGCTACAGGGATCTGACGAACCGCACCAGCGTAGGGTTTCCCATCAAGTGAATTGATAGGTACTAGACCGTAGGGGGCCGAGACCGTTGGATAAGCCATAAAGACTCCTTAAGTTATGAACCAGAACCGAAGCCACGTCCGCGTGTCACTGTTGACTTTCGGTCATTAAACAATGGCATACGAGCATCGCTTTCTCTCATGAAACTGTTGTCTACTGAAGTCATTTGCGAATCAGCCAATTTACGGTAATGCGCGTCACGTTGTTCAGTAAACTCAACAGGTGTTTTACAAAGGAGGAGTCCACCAACCTCAATCGCATCCTTATACCGAGAGTTAGGCTCAGCATAAACTTGCGCTTCAGGGTGATCAGATGCCTTTACAGGCTCCCATCCTTCGCGAAATTTTGCAGAAACATTTCTGGCATCACTTTGTCCGCCCATGCTGGTTCGAATCCAGCGGAAGGCATAACCCGGTTCTTCGTTAACTTCAGGAAGAAGTTGTGCAGGCGTCCATTTGGTAATGGTGCGTTGCTCTTTCTCCCGAGATTCGAGAGCGCGATTAGAACGATTTTGTGTTTCAGCCATAATTATTTCCTCATTTCTTCCGCAACCTTACGAGCATAGAGTTCCAAAGGAACACCAAGCCGCTTGGCGATATTTACCTGAGTTTGCGTAAGCGTTACCTTTCTAGGGCTAGAGCTACGCGTAGCGGGTGCTACCACATTCGATCTGGGACGCTTAACTTCCGTTTCTGGAAGGTCTTCGTGGTTCTCCGACTCGAAGTTTTCGGGGAACACTTGACGCATACGGGAATTTAACTTCTCGTAGTATTCTTCTGACTTTGGGTCAACCCCGTTTTTTACTAGCTTCGAATGAAGTCCTAATGCAAAACTGGTCATCTCATCATCAGCGCCAAACCAAGAGTTTTCTTCCTGCCACTTGGCCGCTTTCTGGTCAATTGGAGGACGCTCTTGAGTCCGTGGTGCAGTTTGTACCTCATTTTCGGTATCTTGTAAAGCAGGTTTGAAATTATTTACTCGATCTAATTTAATTTTTGCAGCAGTAAGCTCTTCCTGTGCATCAACTAAAGCATCCGAGTTACCAGATTCGTAAGCCTCTTTGTACTTACGCTTGGCATCTTCCACCTCATTACCAACTACTTTTTTAGCCTGTTCAAGTAAAGCTGTCTGGCTTTGATTCATTGATCCTTTGAGTTTTTTATTTTCCTCAACGACCAACTGGGCAATCCGTATAGCTTCTTCCCTCTCGCGCATAGCTTCTTCAGCCTTGCGTTCGGCAGACTTAGAGGCTTTATATAAGTGATCAATCCGTTTTTTTACGCGATCGCTGTACTCACTTAGCTCTTCCTCGTCTGGCGCTTTGGGTTTTTCGCCAACCTTACGGTAGTTTTTTTCCTCATCAGAGCGGTCATCAACCACTTCAATCGTAGGTTCCTGTTCAACTTCAACTTTTATGTCTTCTTTGGGTTCAGACTTTTTAGCTTCAATTTCATCAGGAAATTCAAATTCAGTTTTTTCGGCCATGATTTACTCCTTATACGCGAGTAATACCACGGGGATCTTGAACCACGCCTTCAACAGAGTCATCGTTTATTAGACGGAACTCTTTGCCGTGGATCTTGATACGTGTGCCAGTGTTGGGGCGAACCAACACAAAGTCACCTTGCTTGCAGGATGGGCCACTTGGAAAGCGGGTTACATCTTTATAAGCATCTGGGCCAACTTTTACAACAAACAACACGGGAGACATTACCTCCTCAAAGTGCATAGTCGTGCCAGCTTTAACCAGACCACTTTCCCCAAACTCTTCTTCTACTTCTGGCAAAACGCAGAGTAAATGAAAGGTTGCAGGATCAGGAACTTGCTTAGCCTTTTCCTCCGCTGTGCCCGGCAGTACCGATGTCGGGCCTTGTGGGTCCAACGTTTGAGCAATTTTCAGCTCAGGCATGTTTAAATCAGTCATCTTCATCTTCCTTTAGTTTACGCACGAGGTCATTAGTTTCTCGATGTGCAGTTCGCAGACCTCGGATTGCTCCGCACATATCCCTGTACTCGGCGTAGTCTTTGGCTACACCGTCGCTTAAAGAGTTAACCAATAAATTGATTTGCTCTTCGATTCTGTCGCTAAGAAGATCGATAACTGACTTTGCCATCCCTATTCCTTAGTCATTTTGGTAATTACATCCGCTTTAATCTTTTGTTCCGTAGTTTTCTGGCTAGAAGCCAAGCGCATAGCCTCTCTTTGCGTCTCGCTGTCGATGCGTTTGTTCTCGATACCCAGTTTTGCCTGTGCAATAGCCTGATCTGCCTGATCTTTCTGCATTTTTCGCTGCATATCGGCGGCCTTGATCTTCAATTCTTCCTGTTGCATCTGGATTAATGGGTCTTTTGCCATTTCTTGAGCCTGTTGTTGCTGTTGTTGAGCCATATTTAGCTGTAAAAGCTGTGTTCCAGCCTGTGCAACCAGTTGTGAAAGCTGAACTTCCACGTCTTCTGGCAGTTTTTGGTCTGGTGGAGGGAGCGGAACGCCCATTTGCTCCTCAATCTTGCGTCTATAAGCGAATGCCAAGTGCTCTGCTATGTGCGCCATGATGGCAGCCTGCATTTGTTGGGCCATTGGGTTCTGCCCAATCTGCGCCGCAATCATTGGATCTTTCATAAACGTCGTATGAGCAGCAATGTGGGCGTCGTGATCCTGATACATAAAGGCTTTTGTCGGTTCACCTTTCAAGAAGCCCATGTTTTCGCTAATCGGATCCTTTGGATTCTCATCATCCTCGCTTGGCACCAGCTTGTCCGCGTTTTTAATCCCTAAAACCTCAATCATCTGACGATGTAACAGGGGTAAGTTGTAGATCTGTGGTGCGCCTTGAGCCAGTTGAATTACCGCTTGGTACTGCATGATGCGCTGAGCCATCGTTGCAGAGTTAGGATCCGATACTGGGATCACCTCGCACATGTCATAGTCAGATTGCTTGACCTGACGGTTGCCGCCTTGTGGGTCGTATTCGTAATCTGTAGGTGCGTAATCCCTAATAATGGCCTTCAGGATTTTAAATTCCTGCTTCATTGAATAATGAACACGGGCTTGCACCGCGCTCATAGTCTTTAACTGACGTTCCAACAAAGCTAGCGTCGTACCGACAGGAGCATTAGAACTCATGTCAGATACATTCATATCCGCTACTGAGCCGAGGCGACGCCCCTCTTCGGTGATCTTATCTAATAGACCAGCCAATACTTGGCTTGGCTCTTTATATGGAAGAGCCATGATGTTGTCTTTGATAGAACCGCTGGGTACATCAACATCACGGAACTCGCCCGGAGCGATAGGAGTGTCATCCCCCTTAACCCGTAGGCCGCGAGACTTCAATCCGCCTGGTAAATTACTTAACGTGCCTGCATCAATAAGCTGGCGAATAAGGGAAGTACCAGCGCGAGCATAACCACCAATAATGTGAATAAAGCCAAAGCCATAAGCACCAAAACCGGGTACGTAATCGTATTGAACGAAGTGCTGTCGTTTAAGGCACTTCTTATCGTCTTCATTCCAATTACGATAAATAGCGAGAACCTTATTCGTTCCGCGATCAATAGTAACGATATACGGTTGAGCAATTCCATTTTCATCTTCGTACCCCGGCATTTCATAATCAATCTGGATTTCCAGCAATTGATAACGGTCGTCGTCGTTTAAAGAATATCCCTGCTCTTCGGCTTTCTTTTTCTCTACGTCGGTAAACATAGCCACTGGCTCACCCAGATCTATCTCACGATAGAAACCAGCAACCTGTAGTTTTTTAACTTCGTTCTTGGTCTTACGCATTACGTGGGTAACACGCTCAGCCGTTCTAGCACCAGAAGACCCATAAGGAATAATCACATCTTCAGCCGGTGCAAAGATGGATGTCTGTCTTCCCAAAGACGGATCGTAGTAAACCTTCTTAAAAGCCGCGCCAGCCAAACCTAAGTTAAACAACATACGCTCATGCTCAGGGCGGTACTCTGGCATTTCTTCAGTCAACTGGTAGTTCATGTCATCACGAACGCGCTCAGCCGCTTCTTCTTTTAATCTATCTATCGCCCCAATGATCTCAGTCTTGACCGGGCCAGCCGCAGGGAAAGTCTCAATAATCGTCTCACTTTGGAAACGTATAGCAGCTTCTGTAAGGAGAGTCGAGAAGACACCACACGCGCCATCCCAAGGTTCTGTTCTTTGTTCATACTTCATTCCAAGAACATCTAGACCCCTGACATACATCTCTACCCAGTCTTTACGACTGTTAATGTCCGCCTCTACCAATTCAACAATATCTGAGCCAATGGTTTCTAATTCTCCATCGTCCATGTACTCAGCCAAATTAGCATCAAAATCATCTGCTGATTCCTTCTCTGGCGTTAATTCAATTTCTAATCCGTCTATGCCAATAACAACATCTTCTGGATTAGTGATTTCAATTTCAATTCCCGGACCCTCTTCTAAAGAATCAAGACCTTCGGGTGCTGAGTAAAGTGATTTGTTAATGTCCATTAAAAGCCTCAATAGTAAACATGCTTCTTACGGAAGCCACGTAGTTCTTCTCGTTCATCAGATTCAAGACGCAAAAACCCGCCCTGCCGGAAACGAATCATTCCCTGAACGCACGCATCAACCAAGTCGTCGTGGCTTGAATTTGGGAATGCAGCCATTTGTTCAATCAACTCATGCGCCCATCTAGTGTCAGGTGCCCACACTTTACCCGATTTGAATAGATCTGACACGCTATTTAATCGGACAAATTTATCGTTACCACGGCTCGGAGTGTATTCCGATACCGCTATACCCATTCTTCTCAACTCAAATATCAAAGGCGCACCAGCCGCTTTAGCTTCCACAATAAAAGCATCTGGCTCCCATTCAATATAGTGAGCATGGGCTTTCTCCTTTAATTCAGGAAACTCCATCCTCTTTTGAAAAGAATCCAACAAAATAAGATTTGGATTCTCTGGATCCTCGTTAAAGTAAAACACCCCCAGAGTCACACACGCAGAATAGTCAGACCGTTCATTCTTAGTAAACGCCGTATCCCAAGACTGAATAATAAATTCACATTTAGGTGGATCTTCCTTTTCCCAGACCTTCCACCACTCCCGTTTAACAATAGCACCCTCTTCTCCAGTCGGTGTCTGCTGATATTGAGCGTTCCACTTAGCCAGAGGCAATTCATCTCTCAAAGCCTCCAGTTCTTTTAAAGACCAAAATTCTGGCCACAACGGATTCCCACTAGGCATTATCGCAGGCAGTTCTATTAACTCCCACTCCTCACCCTTCTCCCTCTGCATGGCGTCTTTTATAACTCTGCCAGTTAAATCACTATCTCCCCAGCGAGTCATAACAATAACAATAGATCCCCCAGGCTGTAGACGCTGACGTGGCCCAGACGTATACCACTCATACACTTTGTTATAGACGTCAGGATTTCCAGCGGCCATAGCAGCCTCTTGCTCCGAGTGAGGATCATCAATAATCAAAAGATCAGCACCCTTACCTGTAACAGTACCGCCCACACCAATAGCAAAATACTCCCCATTCTTATTAGTAGCCCAGCGGCCAGCAGCCTTAGAGTCCTGCCTTAAATTCACATCTGGGAACACAGTCTTATATTGCTCCGAACCCACCAAGTTCCTAACCTTACGCCCAAACCCAACAGCAAGCTCAGCCGTGTTAGAACACTGAATAATCTTCTTATCTGGAAACCTGCC